ATGTCGAAAGCCGTACTGACCGCAAAGGCGGTTGAGAAGATCAAGGCCGATCCGACTCGGCGCCTGGAGATCCCGGACGGCATCGTTCCGGGGCTGTTCCTCGTGGTGCAGCCGAGCGGGGTAAAGTCGTGGGCGCTCCGATACCGAGTCGGCGGAGGCCGGGCCGGGAAGACGCGGAAGCACACCATAGGGCGTGTGCTGGCCATGGAACTTGGCGATGCCCGCAAGGCGGCCCGCCTGCTGTTGGAGGACATCGCTAAAGGGATAGACCCCGCTGTCCAGCCCGAGCCGGAGCCAATCCCCCAGATCACGACCGTTGAGCAGGCGGTGGGGCGCTTCCTTAAGGCGCAGACCGCGAAAGGGCTGCGGTCAGTCGATGAGCAGGGCAGGGTGCTGAAGCGTCATCTGGTGGCGGCCATAGGGAACAGGGACGTCCGCAGCATCGAGCGGCGCGATGTATATGCCCTCCTAGAAGAAATGCGAGACGCCCGAACTTCCGTTGAGGTGGGCGGGGCAACCATTGAGGTGCCGAAGTACCGGGCGCAGGTCAACCGGGTCCTCACCCTATGTAAGACGTTCTTCGGCTGGGCGGCGGAGGCCGGCGAGATTGCTGACAACCCGGCGACGAACATCAAGAGGATGGTGGTCGAGCAGTCGCGCGAACGCGCGCTGTCTGCCGACGAGATGGTGAAGGTGATCCGCGCTGCCGACTCGGACGGTTATCCGGTTGGTCCCCTCGTCCGTTTCATGTTGCTGACCGCCGTACGTCGCGAGGAGGCGACTAGGGCAAGGTGGGCGGAGTTCGACATAGAGGCCGGGCTTTGGACGATCCCGGCGGACAGAACCAAGCCGGGGCGTGAACACCGTGTGCCGCTGTCCACCGCAGCCTTGAGCCTACTAGAGGGCCTGCCGCGGTGGACCGAAGGGGACTACCTGTTCAGCGCGAGCGCGGGGAAGCACTTCTATGCGGGCTGGCGCAAGGCGGCGGGGCGCATCGAGAAGGCCGCCGGCCTGTCCGCGGATTGGGTGGTCCACGATCTGCGCCGGACCGTGGCGACTCGGATGGGTGAGGATCTGGACATTGACGAGTCGATCATCAGCCGCATCTTGAACCACTCCTCCAAGGGCCGCTTGGGCGTGACCAGCGTTTACGAGCGAAGCCGGCGCGAGCGAGCTATGCGCGCCGCTTTGGAAGCGTGGGGGCATCATGTCACCCATCTGCTAGGGGCATAGATGACAGAGCGACGTCACAGTTTCCTCGGCGGTATTTTTGGATACGTCCGATGCTTCTTCCCTTTTCTTGCCTCTCCCATCCGAGCGATTGGGGTCATCAGGTAGTCGATTTCCCGAAGAAATCCCGAGTCCGATGCATGTCGAGCTTCGCTCGTAACAGTACGAAGCTCGCCATCAGCGCCTAGGCGTGCTGTGAAAGTCCACACATTCATACCGGCTTTCGAGGTGTCCGATTTATTAATGTCATCGATTAAGGACTCTGGTGTTTGCCCCGCTGATATCCATCTCTCCGCACATAAATCGAGTAGCGCCGTCGGGATATTTACAAAGGAGCGCGGCCGATGCTTCACTGCTCCTTCATCGGATTGCTCAGTACTTCCGAATGTAATCCTTTTGTCCCTGACACCATCTTCGCTGGTGCTGGGCCACGCATCGATGAATACAACCTCTTCTTCGCTCGTGCAGACATTGATATGACCGAATTTTATCCAATCTCCATAGGGGCCGCCTTTCTTTTGGTGTGAAAGATGGCATCGGAAGATATAAGAGAAAAATTCTCCAGATGATATGTCTAGTTGATCCTCGCCATCTCGACGTTTTACATATTTCAGTTTAAGGTTGAAGTAGGTTTCAGCGAACTTTGTCGCATCATTTATTTTTTGTGAACAGATGCATGCAAAAATCAGCTTAACAAATTGATCCGTGTTAAGTAAGGCTATTCTGCTGCCAGAGCTCTTTGGAAGAACTTCGTCATCAATTAACTTCCTGGCGATAGCCTTAGCCTTGGCATGCGGCACTTGGAAGATGTTCTCCATCTGCCAGACAGCCTCTTGTGCCGAAATCATATCGCGTTCCCTCATTCGGTCGCCGCCGCGCCAACCCCTTCAGCTTAACACGGCGTAACGTCGGACAACTTACCACGATTTCCGGTTTTCGCAATTCGAAAACCGCTTGCGGAGCCCAAAATCCGCGAGTAGGGTTCTTCCATCACAAGGGGTAACTCGACGCCGCAGGGCGCGACGTGCCTGCATAATTCTCCTGCCTGTGGCTTGAACGGAGGGCTTGAATGGCCGAAAAAAGTAATGGTGAGGTGGAGACGAAGCGCATTCTGCGCTTCCCGCAGGTCAAGGCGTTAGTTTCATTTTCCCGAATGCATGTGGATCGCCTTGAGAAAGCAGGCAGCTTTCCGAAGCGCATTCGGATTGGTGTCAATTCCGTTGGCTGGCTTGAGTCGGAAGTAAATGCCTGGGTAGAGAGAAAGGTCGCGCAGCGGGAAGCTGTGTCGCCTGGGGCGCATGAGCCGGAGGCGGCGACATGACGCTCCGAAGTTTGAAGATGAGCGGACAGCGGGGCGCCCTCGCGCCAACGAATGGCCCCGCTGCCGTGCTGAACCTGCCGCGCCAACGGCAGATCCACTAACTCACCCAACCTCCCGTCCAAAGGAGTCTGAAATGAGCGGCCATAATATGGCGGTGCCGAACCCGTGCGTCCAGAACGCACGAGGCGAACATTCTGGCAACATGTCTATAATCCCTGTGGAGTTCAGCGAAATCTCTGCGCTCTGCACGGCGACCGAAGACGCCATCGGCGGCGTGATGCAACTTTGCATCTCCGATCACCGCACCCTTCACACCGGCCTCAGCGTTGGCCGCGACCACACGACCTGGATCAAGGGCCGGGTCAAGGACTGTGGCTTGGTCGAAGGGCGCGACTATGAGGTTTTCCCCGAAACGGGGGAAAACCCCCTCGGAGGCCGACCGGCCAAGGTCTACCGCCTCTCCCTACACGCGGCGAAGGAGATCGCCATGATGGAGGGGAACGACAAGGGCAAGCTGGTCCGCCGGTATTTCATCTGGGTCGAGGAGAGCGCCCGCCGGTTGGTCGACACCGCTCGGGCCTCGGTCCAGCGCCGGGAGCGGGGGCCGCGCCTGCCATCCCCCAACACCGTCTTCCGCGACTACATGCGCACCATGAAGATGCTGGGCTTCGACGCCAGCGAGGCGGCGTTGGCCGCCAATCGGGCGACGGTGGCGGAAACCGGCAAGGACATTCTGGAAACGGCGGGGGTCAAGGTGCTGGTTGCGCCGTCCGGTTCGCCGCACCTGTCCCCCTCGGACATCGGCGCCGAACTCGCCGCGCTGACCGGCGGCCCGGTCCTGTCGGGCCAGAAGGTCAACACGCTTCTCCTGCGCTACGGCTTCCAGGAGAAGGGGGCCTCCAAGGCGGCGCCATGGATGCCGACCGAGAAGGGCGAGCGCTTCAAGCACTGGTCCGTCACCGGGAAGAAGCACAGCGACGGGACGTCCGTGAACTGGCTCCGCTGGAATGCGGGCATCGTGTCGGAACTGGCTGCGGCCATTTCCGCCGAGTCGCAAGCCCCGTCCGACCAGACGATCCAGCACTGAGGAGCCGGCCATGGAGAAGACCACCCACGCCGTGACTCCGTTCACGGCGACCCGCTACCGCTGCCCGACCTGCCGGAAGACCGGATCGAGCCGCGCCCAGATGCAGGCGCACGCCGACACCTGCATCCACAACCCCGACACGAAGGCGTGCGCCACCTGCGGCGCCAACGTCCAGCACCGTTTGCCGACAGAAGGCGGCTTTACCATCGAGCATGGGTGCGCCAAGGGTGCCCGCGAGGTCGGAAAGGCGCTGAACTTGAACTGTCCGTCGTGGCAGCCCAAGGCGGAGGAGGTGTGACCATGAACATCACCCCTCACGTCTGGGCGCAGAGGTTCGACCCTGCCCACGCCGCTCTCCTTCTGAAGGAGGGTGGGGAATTCCGCGTCGCGTTCCGGAAGCAGCCATGGCTGGGGCGGGCCATGCTCGTCTCCAACCTCCTTTCGGATGGCATCGAGGACGCCGTGGGCAAGAGCGGCTTGGCGGCCTTGCTGAAGGGAGCGTCGAGTGGAGGCCATATGATCCGCGGCGGCACCTTTGCGACCGACGTTGCCGGGGCGGTGCGGAGCGCTCGGACGGTGCTGACGGTGGCCCTGCTGTCGCTGGACGGGACCGACCGGAGCAAGGAAGTGCTGCGGGCGCGGGACATCTGCTCCGCGACGGTTCTCCTCCTCGCGGCTGAGCCGGGCCTTCAGGCCATGGCCCGCGAGTGGTTCGGTTCCACCAAGGGCGGCGTTCGTCAGCTCGGGCGGATGAACCTGCCGGGGATCGGCGCGGCGCTGCTGTCCGCTCACATGAGTGGGCCGCAGTTCGATGGAGACGCGCTGCCGGGCATTACGGGTTCCCTGCTGGCGGAGGTGTCGTGATGGGCTCCATCTCACTGCAGGCGATGGTCGGCTCCATGCTCGCGGCGCTGAACGCGACGCCGCCGTTTCCGCAGGCTCCTCAGAGTCATGTAGGCAAGCTGGCAAAGTACGACGCCCTTTGGGCGCGGGGCATCAAGGTTCCGGTGCGGGAACTATGTGACCTCGAACGACTCGATCGCCTGTTCCACGCCGAAGGAACAGCGGGGCGGCTGGCCGGGAAGAACCCGGAAAGCCGGGAGCCGGGTACGGATAGGTCGCGGGCCTATTGGCACGGCTGGCGGGCCGGGCGGATGGAAGCGTTCCCCGAGCAGGCGGATGCCGCTCACCAGGAACTCTACTTCCGCTGCTGGTGGTGGGTTCTCCGTCACACGCGGGAGTCCCTGCGGCATGTCGCCGCCAATTGGCCCGACACCGACATCGCCAACCCCGAAGCCTACGCCGACTTGGAACGCGCCCTTGAGCGCGGGGAGCCCGTCTGATGACTGACGACGATACATCCGAGGGCGACGGCTCTGTCCGACAGCAAATGGCCCGCTCCACGCGTGCCGAGGCGGTTGAACTGGTCATGGCTGCCTACGACAGCCTGTCGGAGCAACGGAGGATCACATTCCACATCGCCCAGGCGCAGGACTTTACGGCCCTGTCGGAACTCATCCTGAAGGACCCGAAGGCCTACCGCCGCCCTACCCAGCTCGGCCACGCGGCGATGGTCCAGGACAGCGCCCGCTATCACATGGAACGGGCGCTCGGCCTCGCACAGGACGAAATCACCGTGTTGCGGACGTTGTTCCGCAGCACGCTCGATCAGTTGGCCCAGGCGCAGATCGCCGTCGGGTTCTACTCCCGGCACGCCCACCAACTGGAGGTCTTGCTGCACGAGCAGACCGAGGTCGATGTTCGTGACGCGATGGGGAGGGCCTAGGCCATGGATGCCTCCGCACTCCTCAACGCGTGGCAGGCCGCCAACCGGGAATGGCTGCGCCTGGGTGAAGACATGGACCAGCGGCACGCCGCGCTGGCGGAACAAAGTCCGGCCCGCCCTTACATCGTGGGGCCTCGCGGCTGGTGCATCACCCGCCATGACGAGATTGACGGCTGCCGCTATGCGGACAGCACCAAGCGCCGCCTCCACGAGCGGCTGGAGAAGGCTGTCGCGCAGTACGACGCCGAACGGGGGGCGGCGGGGCTGAACCAACTGGAAGACCGCTGGGTGACGCTGGCGGCCGATATGGAGCGCATGGCGCACCAGTTGGCCGCCGACCGTTCCGGCACGCTGGAGGCTGTGCAGGCCAAGCTGACGCTGTCCGTCGCCCTGTTCGATGAGAAGGCGGACGGCAGCGCCGTCGAGACGGCTCTCATCCGGTCGGCGCTGGCGGACCTCAACGCCCTGTCGGCCGCCGTTTCCGAACTGATGCGCCTCTCCGCGCTGATGGGCTTCGGCCCTGGCGCTGAGGCCGGACCCGCTGGCGCCGAGGTGGCGCACCTCCTCGAACTGGAGCGCCGGCACACCGCCGCGGACGAGCGCTACAACGCCATTCCCGACTCCGAGCCTGATGACGTGTGGCAGCCGGCGCTCCAGGTGGTCGCGGATCTGGAGAACCAGATCACCGACGCGCCGATCACGACCATGGTCGGCGCGCTGGTCAAGCTGCGGCTCGCCCGCGGCCCGGTGGGGACCGGGGACGGCTTGATCCCCCAGCGCTGCCTGGACAGTGCCAGCGACGTGCTGGAGGCCGTGGCGATGCAGGCCGGCTACAACCCGCCCTGGCGCCGTCCGGCGGGAGGTGCCGTATGACCGGAACCATCATCCGCGGCCCGTTCAGGACCCGCCTGCGCATGGTCCGCCCGCAGCCCCCGGCCACACGCCTGCGCGGCGCCATCGCCGACCTGCGGGAGTGCATTCGCGAGGCGACTGTGAACCGCGACGACCTGCGCGAAATCGCGCACCGTCTGGACGCGCTCGCCGACGATATGGAGGGCCACGCCTGATGAGCTTCTGCGCCCTCCCGCAGGCTGAACAGGTCCGTCTCCAGCGCATCGCGGAGCATGTCCACGGTCTCGGCCCGCGTGTCGTTGCCGAGGCCCTGGCCGAAGCTCTGGCGCACGGGGACATGGGACGCCTGGAGTCCTATCGCCGACTCGTTCCGGACATGCTGGCCGTGTCCAGAGGCGACACATTCCCGCCGCGGGCCATGCTGGTCCCGCCGGCTGATCTTCATGACGACAATGTCCGGAACCCCGCCTCGCTGGGCGGCAGAGAGGTGGCATGATGCGGACCTATGGGAAGGTTTACACGTCGTTCTGGACGGACCCGAAGACCATCACCCTGTCGGGCGATGCGCAACGGCTGGCGCTGTATCTGCTGACCGGCCCGCACAGCAACTCCATCGGCTGTTTCCGGCTTCCGACCGGCTACCTGATGGAGGATTTGCACCTCGAACCGGAGCAGGCCGTGGCCGCCATCGCCGAGTTGGAGGCGGTCGGCTTCATCGTCCGCGACGCCAAGACGGGCTGGACCCTGATCGTCAATTTCCTGCGCCACAACCCGCCGGAGAACGGCAAGGTCGGCAAGAGCATGCTGCCGCTGATCGAGGCCGTGCCGCGCGGCACGGCCGTCTGGGCGGGTTTGGTAAGGGGTATCCAGCCGCACGGGGAACGGTATCCGGACGGGTATGCGATATCGCTTCTCCGCACCCTGGAAACCGTATCCCTGGCCGTGCCGGATGCCCTGGAACAGAGCACTGGCAGGGTATCCGATACGGTATGCCATAGGGTATCCGATACCCTGGAACGCAAGTCAGGAACCCCCGAACCCGAACCCAAACCAGAACCTAACCATTCCGTAGAGGCTTACGCCTCTACGGGCGCCGCTGCGCCCGGCGAGAGTGAGGTCTATCGCCGAGGTCGGGAACTGCTGGGGGCGAAGGCCGGCGGCTTGGTCACGAAGCTCCGGAAGAAACTCGACTACGACGACCGTCGGGTCATGCAGGTTCTCGAACTGGCCGGCACGAAGGACGTTCCCCGTGAGTACGTCGGGCGCATCCTCAACGACGAGGAGGACGCCACCGCCGAGGCCGTGATCGTGGACATCCGTCGCGAGTACGAAGCGATGGGGGTGCTGTGATGATCGACATCACCGCGATCAAGCGCACCCTGGAGGGGCGGGCAGGGGAGGTTGCCGAACGGCTTCTGCCGAAGGGCATCCTGGAGGGCCGGGAGTGGTGCGTCGGGTCGATCCAGGGCGAGCCGGGGCGGTCGCTGAAGGTCTGCGTCTCCGGTGCCAAGGCGGGGGTGTGGACCGACTTCGCCGCGGGCGGGGACGGTGGGGACCTGATCGACCTGTGGTGCGCCGTGAAGCAACTCCAGCTTCCGGAGGCCCTGGAGGAAATCCGGGCGTGGCTCGGCCTGGAGAAGCCGCAGTTCGAGAAGCGCGAGAAGGCCTATCGCCGGCCGGCAAAGCCGTCCTGCACCGCCCCCAAGAGCGCCGTGAAGGATTACCTGACCGGGGCGCGGAAGCTGTCGGAGCGCGCCATCGCCGCCTACCGGATCGGGGAGCAGGGCCGGACCATCGTGTTCCCCTCCTTGGTCGACAGCGAACTGCGGTTCGTGAAGTACCGGCCCATCGACGACAAGCGGAAGATGCGGGTGGAGCCCGACTGCGAACCCGTGCTGTTCGGCTGGCAGGTCATCGACCGCAACGCCCGCGAGGTGACGATCTGCGAGGGTGAGATCGACGCGCCCAGCCTGTTCGACTACGGCTTCCCGGCCCTGTCGGTGCCCTTCGGCGGCGGCAAGGGCGAGAAGCAGCGCTGGATCGAAGCCGAGTACGAACGGCTGCTGCGGTTCGAGACGATCTACCTCGCGCTGGACAACGACCCCGAGGGGGAAGCCGCCGTGGAGGAGATCGTCGCCCGGCTGGGCCGCCACCGTTGCCGGCGGGTGATCCTGCCGCACAAGGACGCCAACGACTGCCTGACCGCGGGCATCCCCGAGGCGGAGATCCGTCGGTGCTTCGAGACGGCGGCCACCATGGACCCGCCGGAACTGGTGCGCGCCGGGCAATTTACGGACGACGTCATCCGGCTGTTCTGGCCGGTGGAAGGCCAGCGGGTCGGCTACACGCTGCCCTACGGCAAGGTCCGCGACCGGCTGCTGTTCCGACCGGGTGAGTTTTCCATCTGGACGGGGCCGAGCGGTCACGGAAAGTCCCAGATCCTCTCCCACGCCGGAGTGGAGTGGGGGAACCAGGGCGCAAAGGTCTGCATCGCATCGCTGGAGATGGCGCCGCCGCAGTTCCTGCGCCGCATGGTCAAGCAGGCCGGGAACGTCGACCGACCGACCGAACCGTTCATCCGGAAGATCATGGGTTGGATGGACGAATGGCTCTGGACGTTCAACCTCGTCGGCAAGGCCGGCGTGCAGCCCTTGCTGGACGTGTTCGAGTACGCCCGCTGCCGCTACGGCTGCGACGTGTTCGTGATCGACAGCCTGATGCGCCTCGGCATCGGATCGGAGGACTACCAGGGACAGGAACAGGCGGTGTTCGCACTGGTGAATTGGGCGGTCGAGAAGCGCGTCCACATCCACCTCGTCGCCCATTCGCGCAAGGCCGACACCAAGACCGGCGGCGCGGCGCCGGAGACGGAGGACATCAAGGGCGCGTCGGAGATCGGTTCGAACGCCTTCAACATCCTCAGCGTGTGGCGGAACAGGAAGCTTGAGGACCAGATCAAGCAGCTGTCCGAGAAAGCGGACCGGGGAGATGGTTCTGCCGCGTCGGAATTGGATAATGCGCGGAACATGCCTCCCGTCATTCTCAACATCGCTAAGCAAAGGAACGGCGATTGGGAAGGGAAGTGCGGATTGTGGTTTGATAATGCGACCTACCAATACAGAAGTTCACAAGACAGTAGGTTTGGAGTAAAATACGTTTCTTTCGATAATGGCGTGGAGGATGCAGCGTGATCACTGTGAAGTTTGGGGAAGATCACGTGCTCAATTCATCTCCAAACCTCGCCAGCTTCGCCGCTGTGGATGATCGGCAGCCGGTCACGGTGTGGGAGATGCTGGTTTGGGCCTACCGATCCCAGCGCGCCGATCGGTTGGGGCTGGGCCGTGGTGCCGCGTCCAAGCATCGGTGGGTGGACTACCTGTCCAGCTTGGACGCCGAGATCGGTCCGACGATCAACCGGGACGCCGCTGCCGCCCACCGCGTCGTGATCGGCATCCTGAAGCCGGACGATGCGCGACTGGTCATCGACGCGGCGCTGGTGGGGGAGCAGCCGGAGCGGTCCACCGTCCAGCCGGAGCCGCGGGCGGTTCTGAACATGGACCACGGCGGTGCGATGCACAGCGTTCGGGGCGCCTGGGTGGAGGTCCCATGGATCAAGCTGACGCCGGCTGAGCGGGAGAAACTGGCCGCGACGGATGACCATGGGGAGGTTGAGCGCTACGCCGTCCCCGGCGGCGCGCACCGCTGGAAATACCGGGTGGACCTGCGGCCTCGCCGGCGTCTGCGTCGGAAGCAGCGTGTGGTGTGCGCCGTCACCGGGGTACCGTTGGACACCAACTCGGGCTGGGCGACCGGTGACCGGCTGTGGTCCCCTTACTGCCCCATCGAGTACTGGCCTGACCCTGCATACCTCGCGATGCTGGACGCCATCGCCGACCGGTTCGAGGAGGCCTGCGCTGCGCTGGAGGAGGCGTTCATTCAGGTGCCCTTCCTGTCCCGTCGAATTGTCCGCGATGGGCGTAATGCCATCGGAAAATCCTAACCCCTTATCGCAAAATCGTTATTGACGCGGGGGAGAGGTCAAGTGCATAGTCCATGGTGTAATGCCGAATTGCACCTACGTGAACCCCGCTCGGAGCGATCCGGAGCGGGGTCTTTCGTTCTCGAACCCTCGCACTGGCCGACACAGCGCACTGGATGCCGGCCAGAGAAGCAGCGGCTTGGGCTATGCCGACGGGCGATGCGCAAGGCTTGCAGCGACATGGTAGATGTCATCTGGAGATTGTTGGGCTTCGTGGCCGGTAGGATTGTCGACCACATTCATGTGTTCAATGTCGTCGACAATATCGCTTGTAATCGGTTGATTGTTCTGGGTGTTCATGTTCCTCCTAAGGGCGCGCTACACCACGCTGTTCGGTTGCGCCCGCACCGATCATAACACCTTTTCATGAATGTTGCGTTGCATCAATTGCCCGCCCGGTTCGCCGCCCGGCGGGTTTCGTCGTCTCTGGGCTCCGGAGGGCACCATGACCGATCCCCTGACCGTCGCCTACGTCGCCCTGGCCGTTTTCGTGTCGGTGCTGATCGGCATCGGTGTGCTGGGCGTGCTGGTCTGGCGCCGCATCACCCAGCACCTCACCTCCGTTCGTTTATGGCAGATGGACAACGGCGCAGCGATACAGACGCGGCTCAATCGCCAGTGGTTTGAGGAGGTTCGGCTTGACTTTCTGAAAGAAGTTGAAAGAGAGACCGTCGGAATTCCGGTGTTTTCTCGCGTTTCAACCGATCTTCCTCCAGAGAAACTGCAATAGCTTTCTCGACGTGAGCTATTGCGTTTTCGATGTATGGTGAGATCCCTTCAGGGAGTGTTTCTCGCGATGCAGTAAGCGATGCGATCAGGCTTTCGCGGGTGAGCACGCCATGCCCTTCAAGACGATGGGCAAGGTGCACAATGATGAACTCCATCGCGGAGATGTGCGCCGACGTGTATTCCCACGCTGCTTTCATCTTCGCATTCACGGCCGCATCAATGTGGTCGGTGATGACCTTCAAAGGGTCGAGAGAGTCTGTTGGCATGAAACCCTCCATGGTTGTTGGCGCTCCCATGGTGGCGAGCGGAGCGCGTGCTGTAAAGCCGCGCTCCGCAACCTTCAGCCTGATGCTGCGGGAGGGCCATAATGTTCACCATCGACTTCGGCCGCGATGCCCACGAGTTCGAGCGGGCCATGCAGACCTTCGGACGCGACGCCAAATGGGCCGCCGTCGTCGCCACCAACAAGGTGGCCGGGCTGGTGAAGGATCGTCTGACGGCCGAGCTGCCCAGCATCTTCGACCGACCCACGCCCTTCACCATGCGGTCCATGTTCGTCCGCCGGGCCAGCATGGCGAAGCTGTTCGCCGAGGTCGGCTTCAAGGACTTCGCCGCGAAGGGCACGCCGGCGACCAAGTACCTGCAGCCCCAGGTCGACGGCGGCGCCCGCCGCACCAAGCGCTTCGAGACGCTGTTGCAGTCCGCCGGAATCCTGCCCAGCGGCTGGTTCGCCATGCCGGGCGATAACGCCGAGCTGGACGCCTTCGGCAACATGAGCCGGGGCCAGCTCACCAAGGCGCTGTCGCACATCCGGTCCTTCGCCGCCGACCGCGGGCAGAACCGCAGCCAGACCCGCAAGAGTCGCGGGAAGCGGCGCAGGGAGCAGTATTTCGCGGCCAAGCCGGGCAATCCCGGCCTGCCACCGGGCATCTACAAGCGGGCCGGTGCGAAGGGGCGTGACGCCCAGCCCGTCCTGTTCTTCGTTCGCAAAGCCCCGACCTACCGCAAGCGCTTCCCCTTCGACCGCATCACGGCGGTGGTGGTGAAGCAGCATCTGGCCCCGGAGTTCCGGACGGCGCTGGAGCAGGCGGTAGCAATGTCGCGGGCCAAGGGGTATCGGCGGTGATGGAGAGGACCATGGGTGACGGGATCAAGCTGACGGTGCGGCCGGTCAAGGGGTGCGGAGGCATCAACGTGCGGCCGTCCTCCGCCGACTGGCCAGGGGCCCCTGGCGGCCTCGACCAGTGCGGGTAGTTCGAGCCCCGCTGTCCGTGGATTTTTCGGCTCCGCATGCAACGCAACAGCGTGTTGCGTCCCCGCCGGGCGCGTGAAGAAGCTCACGTAACCTACTGAAACCGCGCGAAAAAGGCGAGCCCTTCCAGGCTGGCCGGCCTGTTGCGCCGGGCGCCGGGGTCAACGCAACGATGGCACCACGCAACAAGCTGCTGACCAAGACCGAGTACGCGGCCCGGATCGGGGTCAACAAGTCCCAGATCAGCCGCTACTGCTCCCGCGGCATGCCGGTCCACGCCGGGATGATCGATCCGGAGGAAGCGGACTGGTGGCGGGAACAGAACCTGGACCAGACCAAGCCGCGGTCGAAGGTGACGCCGCCCCAGCAGCGCAAGGCCGCCATCAACGCGGACGCCGCCAAGGTCGACCAAGCGGCGGGGTGGACGGCGAAGCCCGCCAGGACGGAGAACGCTCCGCCGGCTCCCGCGCCGCCATCGGACGATCTGTCGGGCGCCACGGTCACCTTCGCCGACGGCACCAGCATGGACTTGGCGCAGATCGGCGACCTGAACACCGTCAACCGGATCGATAAGTTCTGGGCTGGCGAGCTGAAGCGGCGCGAGGCGATGGCCCATGACCGTCAACACATCCCCCGCGGCGAGGTCGAAGCGGCGTGGGACATCGCCAACACGATGTACCGGCAGGGGCTCGACGGCGTGGCCGGACGCACCGCGGGGAAGCTCGCCGAGCTGACCGGCGGCGACGCGGCGGTGATCGAGGGACTCATCCGTGACGAACACCGCATCGCCCTTGCTGCCGTCGCCAAAGCCTTCGAGCGCGCCGCGGTCCTCGCCGAACGTGGCGGCACTCCTCCACCGGGCGGCGGCGACGATCCGGCCGCCGAAGAAGCGGTGGACTGACGAGTGGGCGGCGGAGAACGTGGTGCTGCCGGCGAAGTCGGCGGAACCCGGCCCCTACCGCCCCGACCGGGTGCCCTACATGATCCCGATCATGCGGGCCTTCGACGATCCCCGCTGGCGCATGGTCATTTTCGTCATGGGCTCGCAGATGACCAAGAGCACCGGCGTGCTCAACGTCATCGGCAAGCGCCAGGACTATGCCCCGGTGCCGATCATTTACTTCGGGCCGTCGCGCAACTTCGTCGAGAACGTGATCGAGCCGCGCCTGACGGAGATGCTGCGCACCTCGCCGACCCTCTTCGCCAAGACGCGGTGGGGCAAGGCCAACCGCAAGACGATGAAGACCGTGGCCGGCGCGGAGATCCGACTTGGCTGGGCGGGCTCTGCGACCGAACTGGCCGGTCAGCCCGCCGGCCTGGTGTTCGTCGACGAACGCGACCGCATGGAAGGCGACATCAAGGGCGAGGGCGACCCGGTCGAGCTGGCGCGGGCGCGCGGGGAAACCTATCCCGGCTTCTGCCTTGGTGTCACCTCCACCCCGCTGATCGGCAACATCGAGGAGGAACGGCACCCCGACACCGGGCTGATCCACTGGAAGGTCGGCGACCCGGAGGACATCGAAAGCGCCACCTGGAAGCTGTGGCAGGAGGGGACGCGCCACGAATACGCCTGGCCGTGCCCCCACTGCGGCGAGTTCTTCATCCCGCGGTTCAGCCTGCTGAAGTGGACCGGCGACACGCCGGCCCAGGCCAAGAAGACGGCCCGGCTGGCCTGCCCGAACCCGGACTGCGACGTCAACACGGCCGGCCTGGTCATCGAGAACCACCACAAGCCGCAGATGCTGGCGCGCGGTGTCTTCGTGGCGCCGGGGCAGCGGGTGGCCAGGGACGGCACGATCAGCGGCCCGGATCTGGAGGGCGACACGGTCTCGTTCTGGGTGTCCGGTCTCTGCTCGCCCTTCGTCTCCTTCGGCGACCGCGCCGCCGACTTCGTCCGGGCCCGGCGTTCGGGCGACACCAAGCGGCTGCAGACGGTCATCAACACCCGCTTCGGCGAGCTGTTCCGCAGCGCCGGCGGCGGCCCGGCCAAGCCGTGGGAGGAGATTGCCGGACGGGCCATCGACTACCGGATGGGCGAGGCGCCGGCCGGCGTGCAGAAAATCGCCCTCACCGTCGACGTGCAGAAGTTCGGGCTCTACTACGTCCTGCGCGGCTGGGGGGCGCGCTACGAAAGCTGGCTGATCCGGGCCGACCAGATCGCCGGCGAGACGGAGCGGCCGGAGGTCTGGAACGAGCTGGCGGAGCTGGTCGACGGCGGCCACGATGGCCAGCCCTTCGACCTGGTGCTGATCGACTCCGGCTACCGCCCGGGCGACCGCTGGCGGCGGCCGACCAACGCCGTCTACGACTTCTGCCGGCGCTACCCGAACGGCCGCGTGCGGGCGATCAAGGGACAGGAAAAGCTGTCGACGCCGATCCGCACGGCGCAGGCGGCGGTCAACGCCAAGGGTAAGGCGGCGAAGCGGGCGGGTGTGATCCTCCACCACCTGGACAGCGACTTCTTCAAGTCGTGGGTGATGGGGCGTCTCGACTGGCCGGCCGTCGAACCAGGCGGCTGGCACCTCCCGACGGATGTGACCGAAGCCTATTGCCGGCAGATCGTCGCGGAGAACCGGGTGGTGAAGCCCAGCGGCGACGTCACCTGGGTCCGGCTGTCCAAGGACAACCACTATCTCGACTGCGAGATGATGCAGGCTGCCGCCGCGGAACTGATGCAGGTCCACGCCCTGCGCCCGCTCGATCCGGACACCGAGAAACCAGCCACCGCCTCCACGCTGCCCGCCCGCAAGGTCGGCCGCTCCAGCCACCTGGCCCGCATAGGACGATGACCATGGCAACCCTGTCCGACCTGGAGGCGCAGCGCGCCACCCTGATCCGTCGCCTGACCGGCCTGCGCAAGCGGGTCACCACCGGCGACCGGACGGTGGAGTACGATCTGGGCCAGGCCGAAAAGGCCCTCGGCGTCATCGATCGCGAGATCGCCGCCGCCAAGCTGGCCAACGGGACGGCTCGGCCGGTGCGCAGCTTCGTCGTCACCCCGCGCTCGGGATACTGATCATGCGCAACGCGGAAATCAGGGTCCGGCTGAAGGGCACCGCCTTCTACCTGCCGGTGGCGAACGCCCCGGCGGCGCCCACCAACGAGGCCCCGCCGGCCCCCGCCTTCAACGGCGCGTCGACCGGCCGGCGCCTCGCGGGGTGGCGGGCGACTGGCGCCGGCCCGAACGCCATCGTCCAGGCGAGCGCGCCGGAGCTGGTGCGCCGCTCCCGAGACCTCGGGCGGAACAACCCGCATGGCCGCCGGGCCCGCACGCTGTACCGGACGCACATCGTCGGCACCGGCATCGTGCCGCGCTCGCTCTGCCCTGATCCGGCGGTGCGGGAGGCCATCGACGCCCTGTGGGACCGCTGGACGGATTACGCCGACGCGGACGGCGCCTACGATTTCTATGGGCTTCAGGCGCAGGCCGTCGACGAGATGGTCGAAGGCGGCGAATCCTTCATCCGGCTGCGCACCCGGCGCCCGTCCGACGCCCTGCCGGTGCCGTTGCAGTTGCAGGTCATTCCCACGGAGCAGGTGCCGCTGGGCTACGCCACCCCGAACGGGAGCAACCCGGTGCTGCAGGGGATCGAGCGCAACCGGCTTGGGCAGCGGGCCGCCTATTGGATGCACCGGCAGCACCCCGGCGACGTCGGGCTGGGGGACACCTTCGACATCGGGCAATTGTCCCGGGTGGACGCCGCCGACGTCTGCCATCTCCGCCTTGCTCCGGCCGGCCAGTTGCGCGGTCTGCCCTGGCTCGCCGTCGTGGTGACCGTCCTGAAGCATCTGGGCGATTGGAAGGACGCCTCGCTGCTGCGCAAGCAGATGCTGACGATGCTGGTCGGCTTCGTCCGGCGGGCGGTCAACGGCACGATGGACCTGGACGAGCTGGCCCGGGCCTGGGGCAACGTTCAGGCGCAGCTCGGCGATCTGCCGGCGGTCGCGCTCGAACCGGGCACCATGCAGTACCTGGAGCCGGGCGAGGAGGTGGAGTTCACCAACTGGCAGGAGACGGCGGGCGCCGACGAGGCGTTCGAGCGCTCGGCGCTGCGCACCGTCTCGGCCGGTCTGGACCTGATCTACGAGGAGGTGTCGGGCGATTGGGAGAAGACCAACGACCGCACCTTCCGGGCCGCCTTCAACACGCTGAAGCGCACGGTCGGCATGTACCAGCACCAGCTCGTCGGCTTCCAGCTCAACCGCCCGGTCTGGACCCGCTTCATCGACCTGGCCGTCGCCTCGCAGGCCCTGATCGTGCCGCCGGGCCTGACGGACGCCGATCTGAAGAGCTTCGAGAACCGTCCGCAACGCTGGGAGTACCTGAACCCGAAGCAGGACATCGAGGCGCTGGGCACCGAGATCGCCATCGGGATCAACTCCCGCAAGGCGATCGCCGACGAGCGCGGCGACAAGATCGAAACCATCGACGAGCAGCGCGCCGCCGACCAGGCGCGGGAAACCCGCCACGGGCTGGCCAGCGGCCGCCCGGCGCCGTCCCCCGACGAACCGGACCCCCACCAGCAGGAACAGTGAGCCATGGCCAAATGGTACGACATCAAGGCCGCCGCCGACGGCGACGGTCAACAGCCCCCCACGATCTACCTCTACGATGAGATCGGCTATTGGGGCGTCACGGCGAAGGACTTCGCCGACGATCTGAAGGCTCTGGGGCCGGTCACCGCCCTGACCGTGCGCATCAACAGCGGCGGGGGCGAGTTCTTCGCCGGTCTGGCGATCGGCAACCTGCTGCGGACGCATCCGGCGAAGGTGACGGTGAAGATCGACGGGCTGGCCGGCAGCATTGCCTCCGTCATCGCCATGGCCGGCAACACGGTGGAGATGCCCAGCAACGCCATGATGATGGTCCACAACGTCTCATGGTGGGCGTCCGGCACCGCCGAGGATCTGCGCGAGACCGCGGAGGTGATGGACCAGATGCGCAAGTCGCTGGTCGCCGCCTACCGCGCCAAGACGGGGCTGGCCGACGCCAAGCTCGACGAACTGCTGACCGACAGCGGCACCTGGATGACCGCCGCGGAGGCGAAGGAGCTGGGTTTCTGCGACGTCGTCACCGACGCGGTGGACGCCACCAACTTTGCCCGCGTCGACCCGGCCCGCTTCGCCAAGGTGCCGGCGGCGATCGCCGCCAAGCTCGCCCCGCCGCCCCCCGCGCCGCCGCCGCCCGCCGCTGACCAGGCCAAACCCGCCGAGGCCCGGCAGATCGCTGACCTCTGCGCCAAGGCCGGGTTCCCCGAGCTGACCGCCGGCCTGCTCACCGGCACGGCGACGGCGGCCGACGTCACCCGCCTGATCGAGGACGCCCGCAAGGTCCAGGATGCCTGCGCGCGTTTCCGCCGGCCCGACATGGCCCGCAACCTGATCGCCGCCGTCGCCACCGGCCTGACGGTGGAGGCGGCCTGCGCCATCGCCAACGAGGCCGCCGCCGACCGCGACGAGTCGGTCGTCACCGACACCTCGCGCCCGAACAGCCAGCCCCAGGCCAACGGTTGGGACAAGGCCGTCAACACCGTCAACCAGCGCACCGCGCGTTAACCGGAGATCATCATGGCCGCTTTGACCGAGGGCCGCCACGCGGCCGAATTCGTCCTGTCCGAGGGCAACCGGAGCATTTCCCGCGACGCCGTCACCATCGTTTCCGGTGCCGGCCAGCTCGCCGCCGGCACCGTGCTCGGGAAGATCGCCGCGTCCGGCAAATACGAGCCGGCCACGGCCGCCGCCGCCGACCCGGCCACGGGGTCCGAAACCGCCGTGGCGGTGCTGCTCTACCCGGTGGACGCCACCGCGGCCGACACGTCGGCCGCCGCCATCACCCGCTTCGCCGAGGTCAACACCACCCTGCTGACCTACGACGACACCGTAAACGACGCCGCCAAGCGGGCCGCCAAGATCGCCCAGCTCGCCGTCGTCGGCATCATCGCCCGTTAACGCTGAAAGGACATCCTGGGATGTTGGACGTTTTCAATCAGGACGCCTTCAGCGTCCGCTCGCTCACCGACGCGATCAACAAGATCAAGTTCGTGCCGGGCCGCATCGGCCAGCTCGGCATCTTCGCCGAATCGTCCGTCTCCACCACCATGATCATGGTCGAGGAGAAGAACGGCGTCCTGTCGCTGGTCAAGCCGTCGCCGCGCGGCGCCCCCGGCCAGACGATCGACAAGGGCAAGCGCGTCGCCCGACCCTTCGTGGTCCCCCACTTCGAGATCAACGACGCCGTGATGGCGGAGGAGGTTCAGAACGTTCGTGCCTGGGGTTCGGAAAGCCAACTGGAAACCGTCCAGGGCAAGCTCGCCGAGCGCATGGCGATCCATTCCCAGTCCATGGCGGCCACCGAGGAATACGCCCGCATCGGCGCCATCAAGGGCATCGTGGCCTACGCCGACGGCACGACGCTGAACCTGTTCACCGCGTTCGAGGTGGCCCAGGAAGCCGTCGTGGACTTCGACCTGGACAACGCCAGCCCGGTATCCGGCGTGCTGCGCAAGAAGTGCGCGGCGGTGGCCCGCACCATCGCCACGAACCTGGACGGCGTGCCGTACACCGGCATCCACGCCTTCTGCGGCGATGCCTTCTTCGACGATCTGCTGGCGCATCCGGAGGTCGTGGAGTCCTACAAGGGCACGCCGATGGCCCAGGTGCTGCGGGAGGGCTATGTGCTTCCCAACGGCAACAAGATCTACGGCGCGTTCGAGTTCGGCGGCATCGTGTGGGAGAACTACCGCGGCGCCGTCGGCAACACGTCCTTCATTGGCGCGGATGACTGCCACATCTTCCCGCAGGGCGCGCCCGGCCTCTTCCGCACGGTCTACGCGCCGGCCGACTACGAGGATACGGTCAACACGATGGGGCAGCGCCTGTACGCCAAACAGTTCCCGATGCCCAACGGCAAGGGCCGGAACTTCGACGTGCAGATGAACGCGCTGCAGTACTGCACGCGCCCGAAGTCCCTGATCAAGGGCAAGCGCACCTGACGCCCTGATCCCCATTGCTTTGCGAACGGGCCGCCTCCGGGCGGCCTTTTCGCGTTTCAGGAGAGCATGATGCTCGACGACATCGATGACGATCTCAACGAGGCGTGCCTGGAGGAGTTCGGGGAACGGGCGCATGGACGCGAGATCCTCTTCCGCCGCCCGGGCGCCGCCGACCATCCCATGGACGGCATCTACGACGAGAATTTCGTCAGCATCCGCGTGGAAGACGGCGCCGAGATCTCCGACGTCTCCCCGTCGCTCCTGATCCGGCTGGCCGATCTGCCCGCCGGCGTGGCACTGGGGCAGAGCCACCGCTTCGTCGTCCGCGGGACGGTCCGCCGTGTCTGGGACGTTCGTCCGGACGGTCACGGCATGGCCCGCGTTCTGCTCAAGGATTCCTGACGATGCTCGATCGGACAGAGATCCGGGCGGCCACGGTCGCCCGGCTGAAGGGCGCCACCACCGCCGGGGACCGGGTCTATGCGACCCGTCTCATGCCGCAGATCGGCGAAACCTACCCGACCATTCTCGTCTACACCTACGACGAGGACATGACCCGCCACGGCGGCACCCCGCCGCAGTTCACGCACGACCTGACCATGGTCATCGACGTGCGGATGAAGGCGAGCGAGGACGGGGACGCCGAGGACGCCCTCGATGCGCTGTGCGAGACGATCCTGGACCGGCTGCTCTGCAGTGCCGATTGGGTGGGCCAGTTCGAGGCGATCAGCAGCGTCAAGACGCGCATCATCACGAATGACGAGGGACGGCACCCCCTTGTGGTGGCGCTGATCGGGATCTCCGGGAAGTTTCACACGCTCTGGCAACCCGTCGTTCCCGACGCCTTCGAAGCCACGCGCGTCGGCGTCGACTGCATCGACCCTGCCGACCCCAACTTGGCCGCCGCCGGCCCCGACGGGCGGCTTGAGGCCGAGGGCGCCTTCCCCATCCCCACCTGACGGAGTCACGCATGTACGTGAAGCCCAAGCCCGGCGCGCTCGTGCGCGACCCGGTCACCAGACAGCCTTTGCCCGACACCGGGGCCGAGGTGCCCAGCGATCAGTATTGGATGCGCCGGCTTGCCGACGGCGACGTGGTGCAGTCCGAACGGACCACCGTCGCCGCTCTGCCGGTCCCGGCGGACGGGGAGGATCTGTAAATGGCCGTCTCTTTCAGCCAAATCCCGGCCAACCTGCGCCTGCCGCTGTTCCACGCCGAGGTGGACGGCTCGCAGGCCAGCTACTTCGTCCAGGATCAGCGCGCCCTGCTGATCGGGCAGCGGCTCGCCGCCGGCACCGCCGCCGCCGCCGTGCCGGTCCTGGTGTCCTCCCCCGACCAGGCCGTCACCCTGTTCGGCGCCGGCTCCGTCCTGGCCCGGATGGTCGCGCTCTACCGGCGCAACGACGATTTCGGCGCCATCTGGTGCCTGCCCGTCGCCGACGCCGGCGCCGCGGTGGCCGCCGCCGGCACCGTCGCCCTGACCGGATCGGCCACGGCCACCGGCGCGCTGTCGCTCTACATCGCCGGGCAGCGGGTGCAGATCGCGGTGGCATCGGGCAGCGCCGCCGCCACGGTGGCCACCGCGCTCGCCGCGGCAATCACCGCCGTGGCCGACCTGCCGGTCACCGCTTCGGCGGATAGCGGGGCGGTCACCCTGACGGCCAAGAACAAGGGGCCGCTCGGCAACGACATCGACGTGCGGCTCAACTACCTGGGCGCGCTGGGCGGCGAGGCGACCCCTCCCGGCCTGACCGTCGCCGTCACGGCAATGGCCAACGGTGCCACCGCGCCCGCCCTGGCCGCCGGCATCGCGGCGCTGGGCGACGAACCCTTCGACTTCATCGCCTGCCCCTACACCGACACGGCCAGCCTGGACGCCCTGAAGGGCTTCATGGATGACCAGACCGGCCGCTGGGCGTGGTCACGCCAGCTCTACGGCCACGTCTTCGCGGCGCGCCGCGGCACGGTGTCCGACCTCTCGACCTTCGGCAACGCGCGCAACGATCCCCACGTCACCGTGATGGGCTACAACGCCAGCCCGACGCCGCCCTGGGAGTGGGCCGCCGCCCTGACCGGGCAGGCCGCGAAATCGCTTCGCATCGACCCGGCCCGGCCGCTCCAGACCCTGCCGCTCGTCGGCGTCCTGGCGCCGACGGTGCCCGCCCGCTTCACCATGTCGGAACGGCAAATCCTGATGTTCGACGGGGTGGCCACCTTCTCCACCGGCATCGACGGCACCGTCCGGATCGAACGGGCCATCACCACCTACCAGGTCAACGCCTACGGCCAGCCCGACCCCAGCTATCTCGACGTCGAGACGCTGTTCACGCTGGCCACCGTCCTGCGCCGCCTGCGCTCGGTCATCACCACCAAGTACGCCCGGCACAAGCTGGCCAACGATGGCACCACGTTCGGCGCCGGGCAGGCGATCGTCACGCCGAAGATCATCAAAGCGGAGCTGATCGCCCAGTATTCCGAGATGGAAACGCTGGGGCTGGTCGAGAACCTGCCCGCGTTCAAGGCGAACCTGGTGGTCGAGCGCGACCCGACCGACCCCAACCGTCTCAACGTCCTGTACCCGCCCGACCTGGTCAACCAGCTCCGCGTCTTCGCGGTGCTGGCCCAGTTCCGCCTGCAGTACGCGGCCTGAAGGAGGGCCTGACCCATGAGCAAGAAAGTCGCCGGTGTCTGCTACCTGAAGGTGGACGGCACCCAGTACGCCCTGCGCGGCTCCCTCACCGTGTCGCCCGACGACATTGAGCGCGAGGGCATCGCCGGCCAGGACGGCGTCCACGGCTACAAGGAGACGCCGCGCGTCCCCAGCATCTCCGCCGACATCTCGGACAGCGCGGGGCTGTCGCTGGAAGCCCTGCGCAACATCACCGACGCCACGGTCACCGCCGAGCTGGCCACCGGCAAGGTCTACGTGCTGCGCAACGCCTGGACCAAGGCGGCCCATGAGCTGGACACCACCGAAGGGCAGGTGTCCGTCACCTTCGAAGGCATGAAGTGCGAGGAATCCCGATGAGCGACAACACCGTCACCCTGAAAAAGCCGATCCAGGCCCATGGCGAGGAGGTCGCCAAGCTGACCTTCCGCGAGCCGAACGGCGACGACATCATGACCTGCGGTTACCCGCTCCAGATGGCTGGCGACGGCACCTTCACGCCGCTGGCCGGCGCCATCGGCAAGTACATCAGTCGTCTCGGCGGCATCCCCGCCAACAGCGTCAAGGCGCTGTCCGCCCCGGATTTCCAGGCGTGCATGATGACGATCATCCCTTTTTTCACGGCTGGGCTGGAGAGCCCGGCCACGGAGAACGCGGACTGATCGAGCGGTTCTGCGATGTCGGCTGGTCCTGGGGTATGGGGGCCAGCGAGATCGAGCGGCTGACCATCTCCCGGATGCTGCTCTACGAGGAACAGGCCATCCGGATCGGCAAGGAACTGAAGCAGGCACAGGGCGGCTGACCAGCCGCCCTTGCCGCGTCGGGGGCGGACATGGCGAATTTCAACCTCAAGGCCATCATTTCGGTGGTCGACCGGGTGTCCGGGCCGATGAAGGGCATCAACCGGGCGATCGGCGGGATGACCAAGCGCTTCGGCGACATCGGCACCGCCGGCGGCTCGCTGGCGTCGGCCTTCGGCGTGCAGCAGATCGCCCAGGCCGCCATCGACTTCGAAAGCACCATGGCCGACGTCAAGAAGGTCGTGGATTTTGACACGCCCGACGGCTTCGCGGCGATGAAGGACGACATCCTGGAGATGTCCAAGAGTCTGCCGATGGCGGCCAACGGCATCGGCCAGATCGTGGCGGCGGCCGGTCAGTCCGGCATCGCGCGGGAGGAACTGGCCACCTTCGCCGAAGACGCCGCGAAGATGGGCATCGCCTTCGACCTGTCGGCGGACGAGGCCGGCGACATGATGGCCAAGTGGCGCGTCGCCTTCGGGATGACCCAGGATCAGGTCCGCGAGCTGGCCGACCAGGTCAACTATCTGGGCAACACCGGTCCTGCGAAAGCGGCGCAGATCTCCGACGTCATCCGCCGCGTCGGCGCGCTGGGCGACGTCGGCGGCGTCCAGGCCAAGTATGTCGCCGCCCTGGGCGCCTCGATCTCGGGCGTCGGCGTCGAGTCCGAAGTCGCGGCAACCGCGACCAAGAACTTCATCCTGGCGATGGCGGCCGGCGAGGCCGCGACCAAGGGCCAGAAGAAAGCCTTCGCGGCGCTGGGCATCGACACGGTGAAGCTGTCCAAGGCCATGCAGAAGGACGCCACCGGCGCCTTCACGAAGGTTCTGGCGGCCATCGAGAAGCTGCCGAAGGACCGGCAGGCGAGCGTCATGGCGGAAATCTTCGGCAAGGAGAGCTTGGGGGCCATCGCGCCGCTGCTGAAGAACCTGCCGAACCTGCGCGAGAACATCGCCAAGGTGTCCGACGCCACCCGCTTCGGTGGGTCGATGAACAAGGAGTACGAAGCCCGCGCCGCGACCACGGCCAACGCCATCCAGCTCATGAACAACCGCTGGGAGGCGCTGAAGATCACCCTGGGCGACGCGCTGCTGCCGACGCTCAACGAGCTGATGGGGCCGCTGGGCGGGCTGATCGACCAACTGGCCGCCTTCGCCAAGGCCAACCCGGAATTGACCAAGTACGCCCTTCTCCTGGTGGCCATCGCCGGCGCCGTCGGGGTCGCCGGCGCCGCCGTCTCCCTGCTGGGCGGTGCCGTGATGTCCACCTTGGGCTCCGTCCTGCGCATGGTCTGGGCGCTGGGGGTGCTGGCGTCGCGGATCGCCATCGCGCCCGCCGTGCTGGCGCTGCGCGGGGCGCTGCTGGCGGCCCGTGGCGCAATGATACTGTTCAACGTGGCCATGGCCGCCAACCCGATCGGGGCCGTGGTGGCGGCGGTGGCCTTGCTCGCCGGCGCCGTCTACCTGCTCTACGACAACTGGGGGCCGGTGTCGGCCTGGTTCACCGGCCAGTGGGACGCGATCAAGCTGGTGTTCAGCGGGTTCATGGCCTTCCTGTCCGGCGTCTTCACCGGCGATTTCACTGCGGCGATGGACGGGCTGAAGACGATCGGCCAGGGGCTACAGGGCTGGTTTGAAGGGTGGGGCAACGCGATCAGCGCCGTGTTCTCCAAAATCTCCGACTGGATCAAGTCCGTGCTCAACATCGACATCGCCGGATCGCTTCGTGAAAAGCTGGCGGCTCTGACCGGCGCCCTGCCGACGTGGGTGACCGACAAGCTGGGCCTGTCGGTGGCGGCGGGCCCCGCCGGCGATGCGCCATCGGTCGCCGGCGGGGGCTCCAATCCGGTCCTGGCCGCCGGCGCCGCCCAGCCGTTGCGCGGCGCCGTCGACATCAACATCAACGGCGCCCCCGCCGGCACCCGGGTTGAGACGCGCTCCGACACCAAGGGCGTCGCCTTCAACGCCGACGTCGGTTACCGCTCGATGGCGCTGGGAGGCCCCTGACCATGACCTGGCGTGACCAACTGCGGCCCGCTTCCTTCCGGGGCGTGCCCTTCAAGGTGGACGGGGACGAGCTGGCGGCGGGCCGCCGCGTCCAGCTCCACGAATACCCCCAGCGCGACAAGCCCTATGCCGAGGACCTGGGGCGGGCGACCCGCAAGATCACCCTGACCGCCTACGTCATCGGGCCGGACTACATGGCCCAGCGGGACCGCCTGCTGGCGGCGCTGGAGGAGGCCGGGCCCGGCGCGCTGGTCCACCCGCAGTATGGCACGCTCCAGGTGGTCGCCGACGGTGAGTGCCGGGTGGCTCACAGCCGCGACGAGGGCGGGCTGTGCCGCTTCAGCCTGTCCTTCGTCGAGGCCGGCGAACTGGCCTTTCCATCGGCGACGGTCAACACCGCGTCGACGAGCTGGCGGCGGGCCGACGCCCTGGCGGCGACATCGCTCGCTGACTTCGCCGACCACTTCGGGGTGGCGGATGTGGCTGACTTCGTGCGGGCCGGTGCCATCGCGGACGTCGTCAAGGCGGTGGGCATGATCGAGCGGACGGTGCGCGGCTTCTCCTGGTCGGCCGTCCTGGGCGGGTTGCTCGGCGATCTGGACGGGCTGTTGGGCTCTCCGTCCACGCTGGCGCAGCGCATCATGGCCTTGTTCACGGGCACCGGCACGACACGGCGATCGGGCGGGCGTGGGGGCGCCGTAGCCGGGAGCAGCTCGTTCGCCACGGCCGGACCGACGGCCCAGCAGCGGCTGGCCAGCCTTGGCCGCGTCGCTGCCTATGTCCCTCCTTCCCAGACCTACGCCACGGTGACGCCGGCGCGGCAGCAGCAGGCCCGGAACAGCGCCGCCGTCGCCGCCCTGGTCCGCCGCGCCGCCCTGGTCCAGTCCGCCCGCGTGGCGGCCGACGCCGACTGGCCGGTCCACCAGGAGGCGATCACCGAGCGCGACGCCCTGGCGGCGCGGATCGACGCCGAAGCGCTGCGCCCGGACGTGCCGGACGCGACCTTCCGGGCGCTGACGGATCTGCGCGTCGCCGTGGTCCAGGACCTCACCGCCCGCTCGGCCGGGGCCGCCCGGCTGGCCACCGTCACGCCGACGGCGGTGCAGCCCGCTGTCGTCCTGGCCTACGACCTCTATGAGGACGCCGGGCGCGGCGAGGAGATCGTGGCGCGCAATGGCGTCACCCATCCCGGCTTCGTTCCTCCCCGACCGCTGAAGGTGCTGGCATGACGGATGATCGCAACCGGGTGCGCCTGCTGGTCAACGGCACGGATTTCGGCGGCTGGAAGTCGGTCGGCATCGCCGCCGGCATCGACCGGCAGGCCCGGGATTTCGACCTCTCCGTCACCGACCGCTGGCCGGGGTCGGACGTGCCGCGCCGCATCGCGCCGGGCGACGCGTGCCAAGTCTTCATCGGCGCCGACCTGGTGCTGACCGGCTACGTCGACGGCACGCCGATCAGCTACGACGCGAAGTCCGTGACCGTGGGGGTCAAGGGCCGGTCGAAAACCGCCGACCTCGTGGATTGCTCGGCGATCCACGAACCCGGGCAGTTCAAGGGGCGGAAGGTCGAACAGATCGCGGCGGAGCTGGCGGCGCCCTACGGCGTTGCCGTCCTGGCGGCGGTGGACACCGGGGCGCCGATCGCCGACCACCAGATCCAGCAGGGGGAATCGGTGTTCGAGAGCATCGACCGCATGCTGAAGCTGCGGGCGCTGCTGTCCACCGACGACGCGGACGGGCGGCTCGTCCTGACGCGAGCCGGGTCGGCGCGCGCCGCCACCGATCTGGTGGTGGGGGAAAACGTGTTGACCGGCTCGGCGTCGCTGGACTGCAAGGACCGCTTTTCCGAATACCGCATCAAGGGGCAGCGGACGGCGGACGGCGCCGGTGACGAGGACGCCGGCGATGATGGTGACGGGCCGGACATCGGCGCCTTCACCGCGGATGCGGCCGCCACCTCGCAGGTGGCGGCGGTGCAGGCCGACACCGGCATCAAGCGCAAGCGCGTGCTGGTGATCGTCGCCGACGGCCAGCCGGACGGCGGCACGGCACGCGAGCGCGCCCGCTGGGAGGCGGCCCACCGTGCCGGCAAGAGCTTCGAAACCAGCTACACCGTGCAGGGCTGGCGCCAGGCCGACGGCCGTCTCTGGGTCCCCAACGAGCTGGTGCGGGTGCGTGACCCGATCATCGGTTTCGATCTGGAGATGCTGATTTCGGCGGTGTCCTACAGCCTGTCGGAGTCCGGCAGCGTCACCACCCTGACGGTGGCGCCGAAGGCGGCCTACGAGCTGCTGCCCGAGACGCCGCAGGCCAAGGGCAAGGGTAAGACGGGCGCCACCTTGACCCCGCCCGTCGTGGAGTTCGAGTGATGGACGCTCGGAACGTGGGAAAGCTGCTGGCGCCGCTCAAGCGGGGCCTGCAGATGGTGGTGGCGCGCGCCCTGGTCACCGCCGTGGGGCAGGCGAAAGCGCAACGCCTTCAGGTCGCGCTTCTCGCCGGCGAGGCCAAGGATGGCGTGGAGCATGCCGAACCCTACGGCTTCACGGCGCACCCCCACGCCGGCGCGACCGCCCTGGTGGTGTTCGTCGGCGGCGATCGCAGCCATGGCATCGCCGCGGTGGTGTCCGATCCACGATACCGCCCGGCCGACCTCGCACCCGGCGAGGTGTGCGTCTACACCGACCAGGGCGACGAAATCCGCATCAAGCGCGGCGGCGAGCTGGTTATCAAAGCCGCCATGAAGGTCCGCATCGAGACGCCCTTGCTGGAGGTGACCGGCGAGGTGCGCGACCGCTGCGACACCGGCGGCCGGACCATGGCCGAGATGCGCGACGTCTACGACGGCCACACCCACGGCGGCGTGCAGCCCGGTTCCGGCAACACCGCCGCTCCCAACCAAGGCATGTAGCCCATGAGCTATTTCGTGCAGGACCGCGCCGTCGTCATCGACGGCGTGCCGCTGTCGCTCGACCTCGCCACGGGCGACGCACTCACCCGGGCCGTTCTCATGTCCCTGTTCACCTGGGCGCGGGCCCGCCCCGGCGACGTGCTGCCGGCCGACCGCAAGATGGGCTGGTGGGGAGACACCTATCCGAGCGCGGCCGGCGACCGCATCGGCTCCCGCCTGTGGCTGCTGTCGCGGGAAAAGTTGCTGCCCGAGACGGTGCGGCGCGCCCGCGAATACGCGCAGGAGGCCCTGGCGTGGCTGGTGGCCGACGGGGTGGCCCAGCGCGTTGAGGTGACCGCCGAGCGGCGCGGCACCGACGGCCTGACGCTCACCTGCCGGATCTGGCGCCGCGACGGCACGCCCGTGGATCTGCGCTTCGACGACGCCTGGGAGGCGATCACCAATGGCTGACACCGGTTTCACCCGGCCCACGCTGCCCGAGCTGATCGAGCAGGTGCGCGCCGACCTCTTGGCCCGTCTGGGGCTGGACGCGCTGCTGCGCCGCGCCGATGGCGAGGTGCAGGCCCGTGTCCAGGCGGCGGCCCTGCACAGCCTTTATGGCTTCATCGACTATCTGGCCCGCCAAGCGCTTCCGGACACCGCCGACACGGACTGGCTGGACCGTCACGCCGGCCTGTGGGGCGTCCAGCGCAAGGCGGCGGCGGCGGCCACCGGCACCGTCACGGTCAGCGCCACCACCGGCGTCACGATCCCGGCCGGCACGGTCCTGCAACGGGCGGGGCTTGGCGATTACACCGTCGCCACAGACGCCACCGCAGCCGCCGGCGTGGCCACCGTGACCGTGACGGCCGCCGCGCCCGGCCAAGCCTACAACCTGCCCGCCGGCGCCCGGCTGACGTTGGTCAGTCCAGTTGCCGGGGCCCAGCCCACCGCCATCGTGGCGGACGTCTCCGGGGGCGCCGACATCGAGGCCGACGACGATCTGCGCGATCGCCTGCTGGCGCGCATCCAGGCGCCGCCGCACGGGGGGAATGCGGCCAACTATGAAGCGTGGGCGTTGCAGGTGCCCGGCGTCACGCGGGCTTGGGTGTACCGGCACCACATGGGTCCGGGCACGGTCGGGCTGACCTTCGCGTGTGACGGGCGCGCCGACATCATCCCCACCGAGGCGGAGGTAGCCGCCATGAACGCCCACATCGACACCCTGCGCCCGGTGACCGCCAGCGTGGTGGTGTTCGCGCCGGTGGCCACGCCGCTGGCGCTGACAATCCGCCTCAACCCGGACAGCGCCGCCGCCCGCGCCGCGGTGACAGCCGAGTTGCGGGACTTCCTGGCCCGCGAGGCGGTGCCCGGCGGCACGCTGTACCTGTCCCGCCTGCGCGAAGCGATTTCGCAGGCCGCGGGCGAGTATCGGCACGAGCTGGTGGCGCCCGCGGCGGACGTGGTGTCGCCGGCCGGGCGCATCGCCAGCTTGGGAGTGATTACATGGCTGGCGTGATGCGGGCGGCGCCCGATGACTATTACTCCCTGCTGCTCGGCCTGCGCCCGACCGGCCCGGCCTGGCCGGCGGACGACGAGCTGCTGCACGGCGTGGCCGATGGGTTGGCGCGGGCGCACAATCGCACGCTCGACCTGGTGGACGAGGCGGACCCGCGCACGACGCTGGAGATGCTGGCGGCGTGGGAGCGCAACGCCGGCCTGCCCGACGCCTGCACTGGCCCGGCGGTCGGCATAGCGGAGCGGCGGACGCGGCTGGTGCAGCAGCTCACGGCGCGGGGCGGCCAGAGCCGGGCCTTCTTCATCGCGCTCGCCGCGGCGATGGGCTTTCCCGGCTGCTCGGTCACCGAACACACCGCCTTCACGGTCGGGTCCGGCTGCGATGCCTTGCTGAACACCGCCGACGCGGGCTGGCCGCACGCATGGCGCTTCAACGTGCCAGTGCAGGCCGGGGCCATCAGCTTCACCGCGGTCAGCGGGTGCGATGAGGCGATCCGCGGTTGGGGAAGCGCGGTTTTGGAATGCGTGATCCGCCGGGCGGCGCCGGCGCATACGGCGGTGCTGTTTGGATACCTCGCCGACGAGGACTGGATGCTCGGCGGCGAGGCCGAGGACTGGGGCACGCTCGACCTGCTGGGCGGCCCGGAGACGACGGACGACTGGGGCACGCTCGGCTGAGCGGCAGGAGGAATCAATGAGCAACGAAGTAAAGCGCGTCCAGCCGCTGCGCGGGACGACGGGACAGCTTGCCGGTGTGGCCGGCCTGCCCGGGGAAATCATCGTGGACACCGACCGGAAGACGGTGTCCGTGCACGACGGCGAGAAGTCCGGCGGTTACCCGTTGCTGCGCGAGGACGGCGACGGGTCGGCGGTGACGGTGGTCCCGGCCGGGTCGGCGGCGCCGCGCGACCTGTCGGCGGCGCTGGGCGCGCTCTACGACGACGACGGCCTGCGCGTCGCGGCGCCGGTGCGCGTCTCGGCGCGGCTGTATGGCACCTACGCCGCCCCTGTGTATGACCTGAAATACGGGACGCTTGCGGCGGCCCAATACACCGAGCAGACCATCGCGGTCCCCGAAGGCAAACAGCTCGACATTTACAGCATCCATGTCCGCAACACGGGTCACGGGAAGGCTTTCGGCATCAATGTGCAGATGGTCGCCGCCAGCCTGGACACGACGAATACCGAGCCGGTGCGGGCCTACGTCGGCAACGTCATCAATGAGGGGCCGACCGACGTCAAGGCGATGCGGCTCAACGCCGGCGGTCAGGACGGCTCGACCGGCGGGTTGATGGCGGCCTCCTTAAGCGTCAACCCCGCCGCCACGCAGGGCACGACGGCCATCGTCCAGGGAACGTGTACGAGCGTGCACGACGACAAGGGTCAGGCGATGTTGTTCGGCACGGTGGGCCGGTGGGCCAATGGGATCGTGTTCGACGAGGGCGACGAGTTTATGGATTCGGTTCTTCAGGCGTCCATGACCGGCGCTTCGGCAGAACACGCCAAGTTCCTGAAGCTCAAGAACGGCTCCGGCGCCATCACGTACGACGTGGACCGCTTCGGGTCGGTGTTCTCGTCGGTCGATGTCCACGCCGGCGCTGACCGCGCCAACAGCGTACGGATCACGCAATCGTCGGTTGAGCGTACCGCCGGCCCGGGGAATCTGGAGATCAAGGCCGGGCCGAGCGGTGGCAATCTTTATTTGCGCTCCGGCAACAACATCGAGCTGACCCGGGGCGCCGGGTCGGCGGTGTCGGCGGCAACTTTCAGCGATGCCGGTATGACCGTCGGATCGGGGGCGGCCCGGGTGTTCAACGACGCGGGCATTTTGCAGCTCCGCCCGTACACCACCGCCACTCTGCCCAGCGCCGCCACGGCCGGGCAGCAGATCTATGTGAGCGATGACGCCGGCGGGCCTGTGGTGGCCTTTGCCGACGGCACCCATTGGCTGCGCGTGACCGACCGCGCCGTCGTGTCCTGAGGAGCAGATGATGCAAACCTTCAAACTCCCGTACGAGCTTCTAGCCCGCTGGGACCGGTCCGGTCGGCTGGGCGGGGTCCACGTGCAACACCGCTACGTGACCCGCGACGACACCGGCACGCCGATAGCGGAGGCCGTGGCCGCGCCGGTGGCGCTGACGCTCGACACCGCCGCGGGCCACCCGCTGGGCGACCTGCTGTCCCAGTTGCAGGTGGATGCCCTATCCGCCAAGGCGGCGGCGGAGGCCGAGCGGGACGCGGCCCTGGCGGCGCGGGATGCGGCGGAGGCGGCCCGTGCGGCGGCCGAGGACGACCGGGCTGGCATGGCGACCGCCCGCGCAACCGCGCTTGCCGCCCTGAAAAAGGCGCAGGACGAGGTGGTGGAGATCCGCAAGGACCTGGCGGCGGCCCAGGACACCGTCGCGGCTCTCCAGGCTGCGCTGACCAGACAGGCTGATCCGGCCAAACAAGCCTAGGGGGACATCATGAAGCGCATCGACACGGCCGCGCGGGCGACGGATCTGTTCGGCCCGGGCAAGCACGGGTACAAGGACGGCAACCCGCTGACCGGGGACCCATCCACCACGCTGTCGGCCAGCATCTTCAATCACCTCCAGGAGGAAATCGCTCGCGCCGTCGAGGCAGGTGGCGCGCCGCTGGACCCGACCAAGTACGACCAGCTCGCCACCGTGCTGGGGCTCACCGTCCGCTCGGCCGGCGCGTCCGGGTGTCTCGGTCTGCCGGGTGGCCTGCTGCTGCAATGGGGGACCGCCACCTTCACCGATCCCGGCAGCGGGCTGGGGGCCAGCTATTCGACCGTCGCCGTCGTCGTCCCCTTCCCGCGTCCGTTTTCGGCGGCGCCCTGGGTTGTTCTGGTGACCGGCGCGGACGCCGGGGAGGGGCTGGAGCACACCTATGGGCTGGCCGGCAAGGCCGCGGATCAGTGCGCGATCCGCGCCGGGCGCGTCGCCGGCGGCCAGGGCGGCGGCGAGGTCGGCAGCTTCAACTGGCTGGCCCTCGGCCAGACGTGACCGTCTGACGGCCGCGACAACACTCCAACATCCGACCGACCCGGCGCCGACAAGGCGCCTTTTTCATGCCCGCGCCACGGCGCCAGCAGGAGACCACCATGAAGCTGCCCCACGTCGTCGCCCTGGCCGCCATCGGCACGGGACTCCCCGCCGCAGTTGCCCTGGCCGATGACCCCACCGTCAACGGTCTCATCGGCTCCACCATCCAGGCACTGACCGGCGCCCACCCCTCCGTGCAGGCCGCTGCGATCCTGTCCGCCGCCGGCCTGCTGGGCTGGCGGATGTGGTTGCAGCGCCCGCAGCCGGAGACCGGCGCCCACTCCCTGGACGAGATGTATGCGCTGCTGAACAGCGTATCGGAGCGGGTGGACGGCCTGACGCAACGCCTCGACACCCACATCGATCAGCACGATCGCCGGGCGGCGTGATGCCGGAGCCGCCCGCCCAACCCGACGCCCAGCAGGTCGCCGACAAGGCTCTTGCCGATTGCGGCGGGGACGAGGCCGCCGCCCGCCTGCTGCTGGCGCACCAACTCATCGTCGCCGCCCGGTCGATCAGCAGCGGTTACGAACGGCTCGGTCAGACGCCAAGCCGCTGAAAAACCTTGTGATAGTTATTTCTAACCAGCCGGGGAAACGGACTTCCGCCGCCCGCCTCTCCACCCATCGAACGAAGGAACCGGCCATGACCACGCCCTCCGGCGCGGCGATCCCGCGCGACATCCACCCCGACGCCCTGGCCCTCGTCCGCCACTTCGAGGGGCTGTACCTAAAAGCCTACCTGTGCCCCGCGGGCGTGCCGACCATCGGCTACGGCCACACCGCCGGGGTCCGGATGGGGCAGACGATCGACGGCCTCCAGGCCGAGGTTTTCCTGCGCGCCGACTTGGCCGATGCCGCTGCGGCGGTGGACCGGCTGGTGAAGGTGCCGATCACGGCCAACCAGCGCGGGGCGCTCGCCAGCTTCGTCATGAACCTGGGGGCCGGCAGCCTCCAGCAGTCCACCCTGCTGCGCCTGCTGAACCAGGGCGATTATGCTGGGGCGGCGGCCGAGTTCCCGAAGTGGGTCTACGCCACCGTTTGTGGGGTGAAGACGCGGCTGCCGGGGCTGGTCAAGCGCCGGGCGGCAGAGGAGGGGCTGTTCAGGGACGGATAGCGCCTTTCTCCAAAAGACAGCGCCAGCCAGCTTGCCTTTTCTACGAAGGATAGCGCGTCAGCGGCCCTCTAAGCAAAGCTCTGGAGACTGGCCAACGGAACCGGGCTGTGATTCCCTGCGCGGCTCGGACTGCGAAGGTGGATCATGGGCGGCAAGTCTCCGGTGATGGTGAGCGAGGAGGAGCGGCGGGCGCTGGAGGAGCTGAGCGGCTCACGCGCTCGGGCGGAAGCGGATCGGGCGCGGGCCATCCTGTTGACGCTGGCGGGATGGACGAGCGGTCGGATCGCCGAAGCCTTCGGGGTGCGCGAAGACACGGTGCGGCTGTGGCGTAGCACCTTCATGCGCCACGGCGTTGCCGGGCTGAAAGCGCGCACCGCTCCGGGAGCGGCCCCGGTCTAG